AAATATAAAACCGTATATGAAGATTGATTAGAATTACTTTGAAATGCAATAGTATCGCCAGCTTTTACATCAAATACATCTGTCAAACCAGCAGCGTGTAATCCTCCTGTACCTTGATTGCTCCTGTTCATAACCGCATTATTCTTAGTAAGCTCAATATTACACCAACCTGCTGGAACGTTGGTTGTATAGCTAGTAACGACACTAATTATTCCATCTTTCAACACTTTGATTTTGTTTGCTGATAACTCAAAAAATTCATTATTAGTGATGACCTTTTGAGAAATTGGAATGACCTTAACCCCTGTACCACTAACTGATACTGTATTAGGGGCAGAAAAGGCTATTACTTTTTCAGAAATAACAGTTTGTCCAGCGATTTTCGGAGGATTCATAAAATCTTTTGTTCCTGCTATTTCTTGATCTCCAGTTTGAGTCACCGCTTGCCCTTTAATAGCATCTGCAACATTTTTAGGGCTCATATATTTGGTCGTTGATGTTCCAGCAGATGCTTCGCTATCAGTAGCAAATCCATAATTTTTAACATTTCCCAATCCAACTTGACTTGCGGTCACTTTATGTGGATTGTCTTGACTTTCCGTATGCTCCTTTAGTTGTTCCTCTCTTACAAAGCCACTTTTTGCTAATACATCTTGTGCATTAATACTAATTTCTAATTGAATAGCTGAATAGTCAACATCCAAATTAGCAGTTGTCACTCCATTTGATGGATCTGTATAGCTAATTAGATAGATAAGACCATCGCTAGTAATGAAATTTTTATCAGTTACTTGGACTGATAAATCTTTGTATTCGCCAGCATTTTCTTGAATTTGAGTAGTCCACGAGTCAGTTGACTCAATATAAGTGGAAACTTTAATTGTTTTGTTGTTAGGCGAAGTTGCTTTAACACGTTCACTAATAGTAAAAGCGACAAAGCTATCTTTTAATAAAACCACCGCTTCTTCTTGACTTAATCCTTCAAAATTTTGAGGAATTAATTTTTTGGCAGCTTCTAAAGCATTGAACACTCCTAACTGTTGTGGTATAACTCCGTTTTGCGTCGAACCACTACTTACTCCAGAATCATCACGACTTACTAATTTGTTGTAATCAGATTGAGAAATCTCATTCCATGTATCTTTTGGTTTTTTTAGTACTTTAGCTGTTACATCGGTAAAATATTGATTTGCATTTGTTGCCGTATTACCCGCTGTTTTTCCAGTGAAATCCATAGGTATTTTTACGTTTGTTGTTCCAGAAAGTAACGATACACCTTCAGATTTTGTCATGCGGTCATTAAAGTCAACCTGTAAGCGAGTAGCTAATGTTGATTGTGTTACTCCTTGGGTATCTGTTCTCGCCTGTACGATTTCGGGGTTACTGTCACCAGCTTCTCCAACAAGTTTTTCAAAGTCATTACGCAAAGCATCAAATTCTTGTTTATTGTTGTTTGCTGTAGATACTGCTTGATTTGAAGTATTAATAGCAGTTTGAGAATTAGTTAAAGCTTGGTTTGCTGTTTCATTCGCTTGATTCCCTGCTTGTTCTGCAATTTGTACGGCTTCTTTTCCGGCGTCGTCAGCAATTTTTTTGGCATCATTAATTCCTTCTGTCAACTGACTTTGATAATCATTTATTTTTTCAACAGCAGTATTAGATTGATCCAAAATTGCATTAATTTTAATTCGACCTTGATTCAGCGTGTCGGTTTCTTTAATTTGCTCGATAGCCATTTTCTCACTCCTACTCTGCATTAATGTATTCAATTGTAGCTTTTTGTAAAATACGATTTCCTATTTTGATGAATGGCGAACTATTATCAATCAGCTCTGCAAAATAATCATCTAACGTTTTACCTGATTCATCATTAATTATAAATTCTTCTTGTTTGCTAATTAGTTTTACTGTTAATCTCATTTAAAATTGTCCTCCTAGTTGTGATTGTATAAAAACACGACAAATAACTTGCGCTTCGATTCGTGCAAGTTTGTTAGGTATTATCTTGATTGTATGATTACCTCTAGAGATTTTACCTCCACTAGTTTTCCTAAGATAATTAACAATGTTTAATCTTTGTTGGCTAGTATCGTGTACTGGAATGGTGGTACCATCTACAACTATATCAACACTAGTTGCGCTACTTGGTGCCTCATAAATCCCCCATTCTAATGGATGGCTATGATCAGGTAAAGTAATTTGGTGTGTATGTGCTGGTATTCTTACTTGGTGGCTATGGCTAGGAACCGATATGCTGTGTGTATGGTTTGGTATGCTAACGACATGAGAATGTGCGGGTATATCAATATTGAATCTATGTGAGTGACTAGGCACATTGACTGTATGCGTATGATTATCTGCAGCACTTGCTGTTCTGAACGTTCCGCCACGTGCTTCCGTATATATTTCTCCACCGCCACCGGCTCTTAATGTTATTTTAGGAAGGGTTTGAGGTGGCCCTTGAATTACATTAAACATTAAATGGTCATGACTGCCATTAGCACTACTTGTCTGTGCACTTCCTCCATCAGTGTTTGTAGATCCCCCTTGATAAGATCCTCCTCCTGATCCAGAAGTTGTAGAACCTCCTCCGCCAGCTGAACTTGAAACGACACTTCCGCCACCAGCAGAGCTCGTTTGTGTTGAAGCTCCACCAGCTGACGTACTTTTTACTGTAGCTCCTCCGCCTTTTACGGCTTTTGTATAACCACGATAGCGCTTAGTTTTAAAAGTCAGTTCCACAGTATTTACATGAAATACATCATCATCTAAGAAGAATTCAATTTCTGCTGGGTATGCCTTTTCACAGTTATCTTGATAACTATAGTTCAAAATATTCGTTGCGCCTTGCGAATACGTCTCATTTATTTCCTGTTTACGTTTCAAATCAGACATTGTCGTAGTAAAATCGTCAGATAAATTACCAAGCTCTAGCTGAATATCTTGTGGTGCGCCGAATACATCCTGTTTTGTCTCTTTTTTAATACGCAAATTTATACTTCCAAAGTCATCTGTGTTAATCATAATTACAGTTCCTTGTCTTAACTTATCAATGCTTAAAGGTTCATCTGTTAATTTCAATAAGTCAGCCGCAGTCACATCCCAAGAAATTTTAGGTTGCGCCCATTTTTTTAACATGTTGATTGCATTGTCTTTTAAAGCTTGTGGAACTGTGAATCGTTGGTCGACCCAAACATATTCAACTAAACCATGTTCTTTTATAGACTTTGCATCTTCTACATAAGGAATATTTTTATTTACCGATTTAATATTTATCTGATTGACGCCTTCACCAGCACCTAAAGGATAAACTCGATTAACTAAATTGTTAGGATCTCTTTCAATCTCAAAGCCTTGCATGTTATATCCTTCTTGAATACGAGCAATAGGTTCTTTTGGTGGCTTCACTAAAGATAATTCGAATGGATAAACTTTGGTATTCCATTGCCACATATAGTCTTCATCAAATGCTTGAGGAATACTAAACAAAGCATCAGCGAGACCATTTTCATTTTCCCATGCATAACTAAAATATCGAGTGAATTCACATTTTTTTAAAACCCAGTGTTTTGTCCTTTGTTTATTCAAAAGATAGTTAATAACATCAACCGTTTTTCGATTCACTAGTTCATGATAACCAAAAAGAACCGTGTCTAGCAAAGTACACAGGGCTTCATTTGCCGTATACGTAATTGAATTGTTACTAGCATCTTTGCGAACCGTTGAAGGCATAACACGGTATAACCCTATATATTCATTCTCATTATCTGTTAGTTCAACCCATAACATTTCTTGCAAAAATTCATTTTTAGGATCATCCAACGGCATTGAAAATTCAAGATTCCCTATTTGGTTTTCAATTTTTTCATAACTGACTTGATAGGCATTGTCCAAAACTGCCGTATATTCCCTTTTTAAATCCATTGCCATCAACATATTTTAGCAACACCTCCTATAAAAAACGATTTGGATATCGAATAGTTAGATTAAAAGTACTATCTTTCGCTTGGATGTATAGTGGCTCATTTGGATAAATATAAAAATCGTTCATAGGACGAATCATTGGCTTCCCATTTTTCGTAATATTAAACTGTTCTGTATCGATTACTATTTCTGACTTATCAAAATCACCAATATCAATAGTATCGCTTCTAGTTTTTATCCACACGCCTCTACCAGTACCTTCTATAGTAATAATCGGTTTTACTTTTAACCCTTCGACAGTTGGATATATTTCAATTGGTTTCACTTCTTGACCGTTATCTCCCATTAAATAGGAACGATTTTGAAAAGTAATCATGGTAGAACCCCAATAAGCCCCACCTTCGATAACAATAGGTAAGTCAACTGCACCTGAGCCTGTATTCCCCATTAAGTAATTTGCTTGAAATGTAATGGTTGGCGAACCCCACATAACACTAGTAGCATCGCTTCGAGTATATTTATATGGATTGTTCAACAAAATTGTAAATGTACCAACGACTCGATTCAATCCCTCAGGAACTGCATCAATGTCTGATTTACTACCCGACCAAAGCATTTCTGGTTCATCATTAAACCAAATCTGTACATCTTTTTCTGTAAACAAGGCAACGTTTAGTCTATTAAAAGAATCCCTAAACGCTTCGTTAGAGTTAGCCTCAACTTTGAATTTAACTGTTAATTCTCTTTCCGGAATACGAGCATAAACATGTCGCATTCCATCACGAATTCCCAACTGGTAGCTTTGTATCTCAGTAGGAGCTAACTCTCTTCCAACAACAGATAATGTTCTATAACCTGGAACTAAATCTTCTAAAAAGGAACCATTAAAATTCATGGCTTCCGAAGGCAAAGAGGCTTTTGTTTGTTGTTCATTTACATCAATAAAGTTGTATAACATTTAGCGCCTCCTTCCTAAAGAAACATTCTTTTTATCTTGTTGATTCTGCAATTCTTTACTCATTGGTTTAGCAATAACCCTTGCAACCTCTGAACTATCGAAAATAACAGGTACCTCTACAGTGAATTTTGAAGATACATCTCCGGCAAATGCTAAGCTTTGTGATCCTCCACTAAATGACAGATTTGAATTTAAATTATCCAGCGCTGGCATGGCTACCTTTTTACTTAGTCGTTGCATAGATTTTTCTACAAAGTTTGAATATTTATCAATACCAACCGCTACTCCTGCTGGAATCATTTTACCTACTTCATCACGCATTACACGTGAGGGAGAATGAATATCCATAGCACTTTTCATTGTACTTACAATTTGATCTGCCACACCTCTTGCTGCAGCTAAAGCACTATTAGCATTAGCATTAATGCCATTAGTCAATCCATCAATTGCATTTGCACCAATAGAATTCATTTCTGATGGCAATTTATCCATTGCAGAAATTATTTTATCAACAATCGCCTCCACAGCTCTTACTGGATTCATTGCGTTTTGTTCGATACCGTTTGATAATCCAGAATCAACATCTTCGCCAATTGAGTGAAATACACGAGAAGGAGAGTGAGAATCTAAACCTTTTCTGGCACCAGAAACAATATCATCAATCATTTGATTAGATGTTTTTACAGGAACTCCTTTGCCGTCGTCAACACCTTTTTCTAAGCCTTGAGGAATGGACTTACCTATACCTCTAAAATCAGCTTTTTGAACTTCGCCTTTCATGTCTTCCCCGACTTTAGGAACAATTCCCTTGGTCATTTCTTCGACTGCTGTACGCCCGTTTTCAATACCTGCTTTAAAATCATCAGTTACACTTAGGCCCACGCTGTTAAAGTCTGTATTCTTAATTTGAGTCATCAAAGTTTCTTTTTGAGTTGGTATAAGAGCTTGAATTTCCTCGTTCAAACCATTTTTGCCTAATTGATAACCTTCTTTCATTGCATTCATAGAAGTTTCACCAGTGTTACGATAGACATCATTTAAGCGTTGTAATTGTTCGTCTGATGCATTAACAAGCTCTGCTGCTTGTGCTGCACCCTCTGGCCCCATTTTTCTTAGTTGTTCCAATAACCCTTGGTCAACATGTCGTTCTGCAAGTGTTGAAATATTTTGTCCCCACTGTGCGACAGCTTCTTGATTTTTCTGTAAGTTAGCAGCCATCTGATCAACCGAAATAGCTTGCTTTTGTTCAATAACATCAAAGGCACTCCCTACTTTTTCTTCAAGTGATGAATATTCTGAACGCATTGCATCCATTGTTTCTTTCGTCTTACCACTTAAAGCATTGTATGAAACTGTTTGATTTAACACACCATTTTCCACAGCTTGGCTTGCACGCTGCATTGATTGTTCATGGGCATTAGCTGTATTTATAATTTCATTCGTTAATTCCTGTTGAACGCCCTTTAACACTTGCTCTTGCTCGCCCAACTTTTCAATATTTTCACGAGCTTCTTTTGTATTCCCGCCAGATTCTTTTAATGTCTGATTCCATTTTTCTCTAGCGGCATTGATTTCCATCAGCTTCGCTTCATTATCATTTCGTTCTTTTAACATTTGATTAATGTTTTCTTGAGCTTGAGAAGCTTCATCTAAAGCATTATAGGCATCAACTTGTTGTTGAATTGTTCCAGGCATTTCAGATAAAATATTTTTTTGATCGTCATAAACTAAGTTTAAACCTGTCATTTTACCGTTCAATTCCTCAACAATTTCCACCATACGTTTTTTCTCGCTGTTGCTTAATTTTTCTTTAGCAGAGAGCATTTCCATTTCAGAAATCATAGATTGGAATTTTTCTTTAGTATTATCCAATTCAATAGCTTCATCTTTTCGTGATTGTGCATGTTCTTGATTCTTTTTAATCAAATCATCTGTGGTTTTCATAAGGCTTTCTTGTTCTTTTTTTACTGCCTTAGTTGATTCAGTTTCCTTATTTAACCATTTCCACAAGTTTACCCCTACAGCTACTAGTCCTCCTATTGCGGCTGTTACCCAACCAATAGGGCCCAATAACAATTTCATAGCGGTACTAAAAACAGTTGTAGCTACTGTAGCTAAACTAATTGTTCCCGTCAAAACACCAACGATTGTATTTTGCGCCACTAAAAGACCAGTTTTTATTGCTATTGCTGCAGAATTGGCTTTATCGGCTGCTAAGTTTAACATCCATGCTCTTCCGAGTGCTGTGGTAGACAACGTTGCCAGTTTTGATATTCCATTGTATAAACTTATTGCGGTTGTATAAGCTTTGATTGCCAATTCAGATTGTTTTATATAACCTGTCACTTGCTGAATTACTTTCAATGCTGTAAAAGTGGCAGCAAAACTGGCAATTGTTGGTAGTAATGGTGTTAAGGCTGTACCTATCGACGTAATAGCTTTTCCGAATAGTTTCATCAACGGAATAGTTGATTGAATCGCTGCATCAATTGCCTTAAAAGTTATATTAACTACATTTTTTAAAGAGTCTAAGTTTTCGGCAATATTTTTTCCTGTCACTGCTTTGGATAATTCATCAAATGATTTAATAACTGTAGTCACACCTTTAACGGTGGCTGTTTTAATATTTGCCCATGAGGTTTTGATACCTTTTGAGTTTTTCTTGGCTAAATCCGCAAAACCACCTACGCCTTTGTCCAACTCAATCAAACGATTATTGAACTCATTAAATGTAATATCTCCTTCTTTTAAGGCATCATATAATTGGTTAACTGAGTTTACACCTTGTTCTTTGAAAGACTTAGCAACTTTATCCATAGCTATTGGCATTGTTTCTTGTAAAGTTCGCCAAGATTGCATATCAACTTCACCCTTACCAAGCATTTGAATATATTGTTGCATACCACGAGTTGCATCAGCAGTTGAAGCTCCAGAAGCAAGAAAGGCATCATTTAATGCAATAGCTGTGTCAGTACCTTTACTCAAGCTACCAGTTGAAATTGATAGTTGTTGCGTACTAGCTACAATTTCATCGAGGGATGTAGGTAATCCATCAATCCCATCAGATAGTTTATTCATGGACCGATCAACATCTTCTGTTGAGTAACCTAGAGCCTTCATAACTACAGGATACTTATTCAACGTATCAAAACGGTTAATCGCTCCTTCAACAGAGTCCTTAACCATATTTACGGCCGTAGATACTAATTTTACAGCGCCCACGCCTGCCCCAATGCTAAGAATTGACTTACCCAATTGATTCCCTTTAGTGGTGCTTTTATCCAATCCATCACCTAGTTCGCCAGATTGCTTATTTACACCAGCCATAGAGCGTTCAGCGCTACTCATTGTGCTACTAAACGTTCTATCAGTAGCAGTAAGTATTGCTTCGACTGAATATGATTCCATCATTTTCCTCCTTTCCTACTTATTTGCTTTTCTTAATAAATCAATTGCCCCTATATCAATCTTTTCATCAATTAATGACTTACCCAAAATTAACTTTTCTTGTTCTTCATAATTAAAAAACTTATTGAATTCCTTGAAATAAGGTTCAGATTTTTTACCTTTAGTCGCCTTAATTTGGTTATTTAGCCAAGCTTGGAGATAGAGGTCTCTTTCATGGTCAAGTCTTTTTAACTGGAACGCCAATAGCCTAACTTCATATTCATACAAAGTCATTCGTTCAATTTCTGATAAATCAGTAATTTCTAGGTAACGAAAACAATTAATAAGAATATTTTCATAAGCTTCAGCTGAGCTTAGTTCCTCTCTTACTTGTTCTCCATCAGAGCTTTCTTGAAATTTCTGACCGTTAACTTTCCCGCATTGCTTTCTTCTAAGTATTTCAACGTTTCATCAAATAACGCCTCAATATCATCAACAGTTTCAACAAACTCATCCACTTCATCCTTAGAAGGTCTACTTTTTTCTGTAATAGTAGCTGTGTAAAGTACATCAGATAGAACAACGATATTTCCACTTACTAGCTGCGGTAATAATGTTGTTAGTCCCATCCCAAGATTCACATCATTACGCACTACCCCATGCTGCTTATCCAATTCACGAATAAACTTGACTCCAAAAATACAGTTATATTTTTTCCCTTTAATTTCGATTTGCATGTCTTTTCCTCCATAAGAAAAGGACAGCCGCTAAGCTGCCCTCTAAATTTTATTTTAAGCTTGATTATTCAATGTTAAGGTGTGTTGAGCTGTTTTTTTACCATCCTCTGTTGTTCCTGTTGTGGTATAAACACCAGCTGGTACCGATTCTGTCCAAGTAATATTTCCTGTTTCAGAGACAGCAAGACCTTCTGTTACAGGTGAAATATCATAGGTTACTTTTTTGGTGGTTGCATTTTCAGGCAAGACAGTTGCTGTGATTTGTCGGCTACCTGCAGTACCAGCATCTGCTGTGGACGTTTTAGGAGAAAAATCTAAGCCAGTTACAGCAATAGACAATGTTTTAAAAGCTGGAATATCTACTCGCTCTGATTCTTTTCCATTAACAACACGAGTTACTTGATATTCACCAGCCGACACTGATGTGTTAGGTTCCATTCCTGTGATAGTTAAAGGTGATGTGCCAGAAACAACTTCGGTTTGGCCTTTATAAATCTTAAAAGTATCCACCATTATAATTTTCCTTTCTTAACTTAATTCAGTAGATGCCCCATCGAATGTAGGAGTTACACTTTCCACAGAAGGGCTATCTACTTTTTCTGGATCATCTTTCTCAATAGTCGTATCTTTGAATACATATTGAACTACTTCTTCTTGATCAGCAGTTAATGTTGCAAATCCTTTTGCGCCTTTACCATTGATACCAAATTCTAATGAAACCTCTACGGTATCTTCAGCATTAGGTGATTTACCAAATGATGTTACGTATCCTTGGTAGTAGGTTGCCTTGTATTTGTCAACATTATCTCCTGTGCCTTTTTCTGCTTTGTTGATTTCCCAGATTTCAATAATATCGTCATTGTCTAAAGCTTCTTCTAGCTGGTCAACATATGGATCACCGACTGATAAAATAGATGTTGCCGAAAAATCAATTTCCAATGATCCTGGGATACGAATCGGACCATCTTTAGTGGCCACGGAGTCACTATCTTTTGTTTTTGTATTTTCATGTTCTGTCTGGAAAGCTAATTTCCATGCTGCTTCCTCTTTTGATTTTTTTAACAAACGGAAAAGTAAAATAATATCAATACCTTTAGCCGCTACTTTTGCTTCATTAGCCATTTATATTCCTTCTCTCTATAGTATTTTGAATTCTAAAGATATCATTGCCCGCTTCAATGGTGTGTTAGTCGAAATGTCATCTACTAACCGAATACCGCTTGATTGGATATTTAGCGACCAATAATAACCTTCCGTTTCAGAAATAGATAGAGCCTCAGCAAAAATTGCTGAAGCCATATCCGATATTTGTTTACGTTTTTTTGCCAATCCCCATACAGATAGATTCAATGTAACCGAACCTTTAATATCAGTTTTGTTGGCTTGGTGCAGTGTCTGAGTATCTTCTAATTCGACAAATGGATAACCTACATCATTCATAGGTTTATAATCGTAAATTTCATAACCCAGTGATTGACACTTCTTATACACTTCATCGAAGATTGATTGATCTCTTGTTTTAATCATTTCATCAACCTTTCCAAGTCCGTTCTAAATTTCACTTTTTGTTGTTTCAGCGGTGGTAAAAAGAAATCACGTTTCACCATGAATCTTGTTCCGTGTATTAAGTATGGTGCGTATTCTGTTCCTGGTCCTGTATGCCCAGAAAAACCATTGTTCGAAAGCCTCATAACGATACTTCTTTTTGTTGCCCCAGTTGGTTTAACAAACTTTTTACCTTCCCGATGTCCAGTTAACACCTTTCCTGCTTCAGCTTGCATATTGGCGGTTAATTCTGCTGTGTTATTTCTAACAACTTTTTTCACATCATCAAGTTGAGCATTTCTCTTTAGTTTTTTAGAAATTCCAGCTAATCCATTAATTCTTACTTGACTTATTGCCATCAATAATCACTTCCTGAATAATCAAGCTATTTCTTAATGCAGGAACTCTACTTGTAATAACTTCCCAAGCTTTACCCTCAAACTCAATGTAATCAAATTCTGGAATAACAAAAAGGGGCTGTGTCCTAATGACTTTAGCCCCTTCTTTAATGCTTCCGAAAATAGTAATAGAACGATCTGTACCAATATCAGTTACATTGACATCAGTAGTTTTTCTAAACGGTTCTTCTTCAATCCATTCCCCTGAGTTTGGATCATAATGCGATTCTGAAGATTTTTTTACAAAGGTAATTTCATCTGTATATCTCATACGAATCGGGCCTTTCCACGAAGTTTTTTATATTGCACTTCTTTTTCTTCATTCAAATAATCGTTAATTTGTTTTTCATATTCAGAGAAATCAGAATCAGGAAAGGCCATTGTTAAACCTTCTTGAGAATATGAAATCATACCCTCTTGACCAATCCGGTTAAATCTTTTTAAAACGACCTCGTATATAATCGAATCAAATTTGCTTGGCGTTTCCGATACATTTAACAAACTATTGAGACGTTCTCTAGTTCGTCGCTCAATCACTTCTAACTTTTCATTAGCTGGACTATTTAACAGTTTTGTTATGTCATCTGTAATGCTAGGCATTTAAACACCACCTAACTTAATACAATTGAGGCCCCGTCAGTTGTTGGTATTACACTTTCAACTTTCGGGGCTTCTATTTTTTTGAATCAGGTAAGACAGTAGCTTGGAATACATTGTCAGCTTCTGGGAAACTTGGTAGAGCTGTTCCTGATGCTTTAGTCCATGTTCCAACTGGGTCTAAATTAGATTCGTATACCATTGCGAAAATATTGCCTACTGTGTAGTTATTTGATCCATTTGATAACAAACGAGATTCTTCTGGTGTTACACCGAAAATAGACTCTCCTGGGTTTTCATCCCCAAACATGACTAGCTTGTTTTCTGGGAAATAACGTTCTTTTACTAGTACACCTTCAGCGTTTTCTTTATTATATTTTGCATCATATGTCACAATTGTCGGTAAATTAAATTGTTGTAACATTTGGTTTAACGAGCCAATATTTGGTAACAAACCAGAAGTTTTAAAGAATGCCTTGATTCCGTCGTTTTTCAAGATTGCGTTACGTACTTTAGTAGATGTCAAAATGCGTGTTGGCATTACATCCAACTTGCTTGCCCATTCTGTTAATAACCCAATGATGTCTGTATCAGGAGCAGAAAAATCAGCAGTATCTTTATGATCTGCTGGCACGCCATAATCAACTACTAAATCTAACCCATTTTCATCTAACGTTACTTTACCATTTGCTAGAACTTCCATACGCATTTTTTCAACACGAGCGTTAACGGAAGATACCATTGAGTAAACATCATTATATACTTCTTGTTCTAAATAACGCTGTTCTTCAGCCGTACGAGGATTACGCAAAGCAATTAAATCTTTTTCTTTTAATTGAATCTTACGTTTGATGAACGCTAGCTCTTGAGCTGTCTTTGATCCAACACGTGAAGCAATCTCAGCTTCTGTATCGAATGCATGAACGCTTGCAATTGTTGGGATTTTAGATCCCGCTTTTAAAACATCAAACTCTAACCCCTGTACCTTACGTGCTGGAAACAATGTTTCTCCTAATAAAACTGGTGCTTGACGATTATTTACATAATCTAATACATTTTTCTGTGAAAATAATTCTGCAATATTTGCCATTTGAAATCCTCCTAATTATTAATTAAGCAGTTGGAACTGCTAGCATTTTACCGTTTGCATCATAAAATTTAAGTTCACGCATTGCTTTTTGAGCTTCCGATGATGGCTCAGCTGGTAATCGTTTAATAAGAACATGCCCTTCAACAATTACTCCTACCGGTTGTGGTCCATTCGACACATCAACATCGTTAATTGTAATACCTTCTGCTGTAGCATCATTTTTAGGGAACACTGACCCTGCGGGTAATACTCCTTTTACTACCCCTTCAGTTGTTTCATCAACTTGCTTTGTAAATGAAATAAATTTTTCGCTCTTTAAAAAATTAATATCTTGATATGTTTGAGTTTTCTTTACATAAACCATTCAAAATTCCTCCTAATTTGTCGCCCAAAGATTATTTTCAGGCGCTTTATTTTGATTATTTGCTTGTTTAGCCATTTGTGCACCACGAGATAAGCTAGCATCAGCATTTCCATCAAGTGGGAGTTTAGAACCAATTCGTTTCTCAAAATCTGCTTTAATCGTTTCACGTTCAGTTTCGATAAGTTTTACAACAGCTTTAACATTTTCAGATGTCTCCTCTGCTGTTTCCTTTACTACTAACGAAAGTAATCCCTCAGTCGCTTGAATACCTTTATCAGAAAACATTTTAGTAGCAGTCTTAGACATTTCAGCTAAGTTTTGCGCACTTTCCAGCTCTTTGATTTTTTCAAGTAACTTCTGCTTTTCATGATCATTTTTCTCCTGATCATTCATTTTGGCTAATTTATCAGCTTCTTCTTGTTTCTCTTGAAGCTCTTTTTCCCAAGCTTCTTTTGTTTTTGATACTTCAGCAGCAATCATTTTTGCTACTTCATCACGAGAAAACGTTTTTCCATTACCTTTATCTTTGCCGCCATCTCCTGGCGGTGTTTGCTCTTGACCTCCGGCCGGTTGGTCCGTACCCCCAGTGCCAGTATCTAGATTATCAGCAAAGAATTGTAAATGCATTGGCAATAATAGTTTTTTTGTTTTCATGATTATCCTCCACGGTTACGCCGCTACCCGATATATTTGATAAGTTACGCCTATCAATCGAAACAGCTTTCTCTTTAATGCCTGCAAGCAGTAAGAAGGCAATATAAAAAGTCTAACGTTTGTTAGACTCTACTCAATAATCTCATAAGTTTTTTCAAATATGTCCGGCTTGCACGGATAAAGTTCGCCATTAACGCCTTTTATGATGTAATCACCAGGAATTGCATAAATTGGTCCTTCAATAGTATGGATAGTTAATTTTTCAGGAACATCAAAAAATTCAATTTTTTTATCAACATAGATTGCTCTCTCCAGCCACTTAGGTCTTTCACTGAAATTGCGATCCTTCCCATAAAAACCTAAAAAAATTACAGTTTCAATCACTACTGGTTTCTTTCGTGCTTTCATTTACTTCTTCCTTTCTTAAATATTCTTCATAATCAGCATCTAGGTAATCGTATGGATCGTCGTTCATAGAATCACGCCTTTCTGTCATGTTTTCAAAGTGATTCCTCAACTTCTTTTCTTAATTCAGAAATTAATCTGTTTAGCTTTTCCGTCAATTTACCTTTCTTTTTTGTGCCAAAGTTTGTTTTTCTTTGTTCATGCATTAATAACTTAATTTCGGTATTCATATACATAATTGTCGCTTTATACCCACAGTTGGCACATTCAGCATAATGGTGTTCAATATCCTTCGTGATATTTTCAGATTTTCTAACTAACGGAGTGTATTTATGACATTGATTGCATTTATATAGATTATCCATTTACAAACATCTTTCTTTCAGCGACTTATCATAATCCTCACTAACTTTAGGGACAGTAGAGCATTTACAATGAGGATGCATATAAGGAGCATTAATACCTTTTTTCATCTTTAATACTCTATAAGGGCTTCCTTTAGCCACTTTTTTACATATTTCACAGGCAAACGGTTCTGCAATGTAATCATATTCTTCGATATCTGCATCCAAGTAACTTTGCTTTTGAATATCTGTTTGAATACCAGATATTTCAGTCATCATTAGCCTATTTAGCTTGTATCTTATATTTAATTGGTTAGGCTTTAAAAATTTAGCTATCTCTTTTGCTACGGCTCTTGGATTTTTACCTTGAGTGATTGCCTGAGTGATTATTTTTTCTAAATCAGCTTTCATTTCAACAAAATTTTGCCAAATGTTATCACTAAACGAAGGGAAGTCACTTGATTTGAATGAGGCATTAACAATTTTTCTAACCTTAGACGAATAATTTTCTTGAACGGTTTCGCCTAGTATTCCCGCCTGTCTTAAATATTCCTCTTTTGCCGCTTCAGTTAACTGAGAATATCCCCACTTATCTAGCTCATCAAACAACGTGATTAATTCTAAACCAATCTGAGACTTTAATAGCTCTAATCTAGACACTCGCATTACTAAGTTATAGATTTTCAATTCTTTATTGGCTTGCGGGCTAAAGTCCTTATTTTTTACATATTCCTTCGCTTTTCTCTCAAAGCGTTTTACGTCCATCTTATTAGCCATTTTTCTTGCTTCGCTAATCGTAATCTTTTGACCATTGGAAAATCTATCCCAGTTAGCTTCAATTTCAGTTTGAATCGCATCAATAGCATTTTGAAGCTGTTTAACAATTTCTTTTTCTCTATTACGATCTAGCTTCATCTGCTCTTTGATCCAAGCATCTTCACGATCTTTCAAATAGGACATCTAAATCAGTCCTCCTCTGTTTCCGACTGATTCGCCAAAAACTCTGCCTGTTTTTCTTTAAGCTTCGCTGCTTCTTCATCGGATAATGTATCTGGCTGATTTTCCTTTTTCAACCTATTTAGTTCTGTTTGAACAGGAACACCAGTCAATTTAGCCGCCATTTCGCAAAGTGTTTCGTCTGAAACAATTCCAACCATTCCGGCAATAACTTCCATAATTTCTTTATCCGATTGAGGAACGTTTGGTGTAAATAATATCTCTATAGCATTCACCTTTTCAAAAAGCAGCTCTTTATCATTATCTCTAGATACAAAAAAAGACTTAACTTTCTCAGCAAGCCCTGTTGGTTTATTTAAGTTATCTTTCAATGACCAAGAATAAGTTAATAATCTTAGTCTTCTCATGATTGCTTTTTTGACCATTCTTTCTTTGTTCTTTCTATCATTGTCACTTCCCCAACCTTTAAATCTAAATCCAATACCAGACTGATTACTACCAATGTTTTCGTCAGTAAAATCAATTAAAGAAGTGAAGCGCAACATGTCAGAAACCAAACGGTCATTATATGCCTCTGTTCCTTGTGTATCATACTCTTTTTTCAAATAGTATGCATCAGGATCGCTACCTGTTTGACCATCACCATAATATTTCTTATCCCCTAATATTAACAATCTAGCTTTTATCATGTCGTTTAAAACGTCTACTGCAGAATTACCTTCTTCATCACCTATAGCAGTTTCGGGGTTTCCTTTAATAACTAAATAAGCTTCAGATGAATCTTGTTGGAAATTAGCCATTGAAGATTGTGATAAATCATATGCATCTATATTATCTAAAACTGTTTCAAAGTCTCCTAAACGCTCTTCATTGTTAATCCATTCATTTACTTGAATAGAATCAAAGAAAGTTTGATATTTATCAATTAATTTAGATTGTTCATAGTCTTGATTTTTTGATTCATGTTGATAAAAATAGCCATCATTGGCATAAATATCGATATAACTAAATGTTTCATCGTTAAACTCCAGATCATAACAGTGAATAGCACATACAGAATTCTTGTTTGTCGTTGTATCATAAATAACGAACGTCTCTTCTGCACTGAATTTAGCTAACATTTCTTTACCGTATTCATCTCTACCAATATATTCAAACGCTCTTCCATAAACGAGTAAGTCGTCTAACATTAACTGATTATGATAATCTTCATTTGATTTGCTAGAAAAATCATTAATTTTGTCAGCTATAGTTTTATCGCCATTGTACTTCAAAGGATTACCTAATAACACGCCTTTTTTAAAATTGACAATAAATCTAGCCCAATCATTTGCAATCTTGTTGTCTGCTCGATTTTCACTTTTATCTTCAGTAAACTTAATATTATTTTGCGCTAAAGAATAACGCTTTAATTCTTTAAGGCGAGGAACTTGTTTTTCTTTATGGTGTCGAACAAATTTTACAATCATATTAAAAACATCTTGATGCTCAAAATCTACGACTTCTTCTTTTTCTCCGTTCGAATATTGCATTATTCGAGTAGGCAGTTTGCTTACTGGCACTTTATAAACTAGATTTGCTTCTTTATCAAATCTAGAACCGTTCAATAATTTATTATTCACTCTATCACCTACTTAATCCTAATTTTTTGAACGTATTAATAGCTTTTTTAACGTTTATAGGTTCTGGTCTAAATGGCTCGTAAAACGCTAACGTTAACGCATCAGCAATATCCGGACTGCCAACATTACGCTTTTTCATATCTTCTTTACTTTCTAAACGGATTTTTCCATTGCTAGTCATTTTAAATTTACGTGTGCTCAATTCTTTGATTAGATTTGCATTATCAGGAAGTTCTATCGTCGGCCCTTGACCATTAATCGAATTGGAAATGTTTTGTTCTAACAGTTCTTTAACATCTCCCCATATTTGTGTTCCTTTATTTGCATAATAATCGTCTGTAGAAGATTCTCCATTATTTACCGGAATTACTTCATAGGGAAGTTTTTCATCGCTAATTACTTCTTTAAGTCTATCAGTAACACCTCCACCAACACCTGTATCATCTACTTTGATGAACACTTTTTTTATTGTAGGATAGTCATCCATCATCCTTTTCGCCGCTTTTAAAACTCGACCAGTGGTCTGCATGGTATCTTGCTTACTATATTTTTCAAATGGCAATGCTTTAGCTCCGATTCTAGGAAATACTATCGTTGAATCATCACCAAAACGAGCCACATCGACACCTATGTGTCCTTCTCTAACATGTTTTAATTCTGAATCAGAAATATTAATATCTTTGGCAAACTCAACAATTTCAAGGCTGATAAATGAATCAAGTGCGCCTTTGGGAAATTCACCATAAATACGAACACGAGCTACATCGCTATTCTCACCATACTTATCGATGAGCATTTGAATATTTTCTTTGTTAGTACGTTTGCTATCGTAACTAGAAACTTTGTGCGTTCTATACTTGTCTCTATCTGTATTATGCGAATCATAAAAAACCCCTTCAATATTGTTGGGGTTCCCACACATTAGTAATTTATTGTCAAATCCTGAAAGAGTACCTAATATTGCTTCCATAATGGGATCAGCAACACCTGATGCTTCATCAACCACTATTAACATATGGTCTTCGTGAAATCCTTGCATATTTTCTGGTTTAGTTGCTGTTCGAGCTGTAGCAAACCATCGTTCTGAATCGCCAACCATATAAATTTTCGTCTTGATCCATTTAAGTAAGTCTTTAATCAAGCTGTTATTCAGCCACTTAGCCACTTCTGCCCATAGAACATCGTATAATTGTTTCATCGTCGGAGCAGTTGCTATTACTTTTGCATATGGCCGGCATGTTAGAAACCAAAGAATAGCACCAGCCTCCAACGCCGTTTTTCCAACACCCTGCCCTGATCTAACTGAGACTTTTGGGAATTTAGCCAAATCATCCAAGACCTTATCCTGCCATTCATCTGGATCAAGATGCAAAATATCCTGACAAAAAGCAACTGGTTTATCGTAGTAGTAATCAATTGCTGCACCAATATCGGCAAACGGAATAAACTCTTTATTCATTTTCTTCCACCGCCCGCTTATTTGCTGCATTTATAACTGCTTGTTTCCAAGAGTCAGCTTCATCGTTAGATGATCCGCCACTTAATTTGTCTGTCTCAAGCTTTATCTTCTCAATTTGAGCCTCCATTAAAAGAGATTTTTTATCTGTCGACAATAATTCTTTTTGTTGCTTAATCGCCTTTATTAATTGATTGCTAACGCGAGTCAACGCATCTTCAATAGCCAGGATGTCATCTAACTTTCTAAATGTTTTACGAGTGACTTGTACATCTTTTAAAACTTCTCTCTTAACAGTAACCATTTTCCCATCAATTACCGATGGCTCTTTAACTTTGCGAAGCTGCTGCAAACGTTCAACTTCTTCATCATTTAAGCCAGCCTCTGCATCTTTTATGCGTTTAAGCATTCTATATTGGCGAATTTTCAGGATTCTTATTTCTTCATCCAAAATAAAAAAAGGATCATCATTCATAGTAGAATAGATGTCCTTTTCTTCGTCAGATAACATATCGGCAAATATTGTTTCGTATTCGCCAGTTTTAACAGCATTCTTATTTCTTTTTGGTGGCGAGGCTCGACTATTACCTTTATTGCCTATAGCATTTTGATTACCTTTAGGTGCACCCCTATTTGTAGGTTGCACCTCTTTGGTTGCACCCCCTCTTTCCCATTTATCACGTTTTCTCCATGACTTCAATGTGTTGAGAGGTACAGAAAGCTTTTCGGAAATATCCTTGTATTTCCAACCTTTTTCATAATATTTCTTTGCTTGTTCCTTTTTATCCATCTGACATATAACACCACCTCACAATACTTGTTGAATTGAGTTTTGTTTTACGGAAAAACTTTGACAGAAATATCAACCATTCCTAGTTTTCCTAGTGTAATCTCAATATCTTTGAATATCTTTGCTGGAGAATACAAAGAATTTACTATTATGACTTTCATCACTTCACTATTTCTATCTTCATACCTATTTCCTGATGTTACCGAAACGATTTGTACAGTGTCTCTATATTTTTCAAATAAATAGCCTTCAAGTTCATCAATAACATTGATATTTCCTTCATTTTTGTAATATATTTTTGCACGAATCCTTTCAATATTTCCAGTATTTATTTTTTTCTTTTCTATTATGTTACTATCTTCGTACATGCTTAATCGTTTATCCATATCAAGAAGTAGTCCCAGAATCCTTGAATCATTGTCTGTTTCACCCTTCAAATCATCTTCGAGAGCCTTTCTGCGAATTACTCTCGTAACTGGATTATCAGCCGTAGAGTCTTCACTAATTTTAGGAATCTTTTTATCCAACTCTTCTATTAAGGCTCCAGTTCCTTCGATAGTATCCTCGAAAAATATTGTTCTATCATTTATTAAATCAAATGGAAGTTCTGTTCCACTCTCGCAAATCATTATAGTAGGTTTCCCAAAAGAATGAGCTACTGCCGTTTCATACATTACATTAGCGTTCCACCCAGATAAGTTAGATATAACTAAATCAGCTCCAATTATATTTGTGAATACTTGATCTCCAATCGAACCCATAGAATGTATTTCATGGGCTATTATTAACTCGTAATCATATTTTTCCAACACTTTATTTAATACATTTTCTACTATAGCTTTTAGCTTCTTAAATTCATTAGAATTCTTTTCTCCAATTGGCGTTATAAAAAAACATTTTTTTAAATTCGTTTCTTTGATTTCACCCTTATCGGAATTAGCTTTCTTTTCATTCTTTTCTTTTGCCATATTAATCTCCTTTAATACATTTTTATTAAAGTATACGACAAAACCTATAGCTCTTTCAAATGACTTTCAATTTCAATTAAGTCTTTTAGGTCCTTAACTGTATTCAATTTGATATGACCTGCTTTAAAGTTACTTATCCATTGAGCCTTTGCAGCCCTGATAATCTTGTTGTTTTCTTCCGCAATCTTTTGCTTTTCTAAAGCTTGCTGAACTTCATAATCAAATGTTTCCATTGTAGAATACCTCGCACTATTATATAATGCTAAAAGACACGGAGGGTGTCGAAAATCCACGCGTGGGAATTCTCTGTGTCTTCGGGGTATTCGTATCTCGTTGAATTGAGGCAAGTGTTAGCGCACTTGTCTCTTTTTATTTAGCTTTTGGATAAGGTTTTGATAATTTAATGATTTTTTTACGTATCTTTTTATTTAGTGGCATTAAATACTTATGTTTACCTTTTGATTCATAAATGGAAGCTTTTGGATCCACATGTTTATGCAAAAATTCTAACCTTTGAGATCCTGTCCCATACTTAGCATGGATAGACTTAGGATGTGTCTTTTTTCCATTAACAATGAAATAGCGTTCCCCATCTGTCTTTCCAGTATATATCCAGTTTGTTGCTTGATAGATACCTCCATGATGGTTTTGGTCCGTATCTGCATAGCTTACTATTAATTGCATGCTTGGATTAAATTCTTTTAGGAACTTAATTGCTTTGGCCAAAATTTCAGATACAAACGTCTTGTGATTGGTTAAAGCAACCCTAGTTAGTTCACAGCATTCTGTTTGTTCCAATCCATATGGGCTTCCTATGCTCTTATTTGCACCTCTACTAAAAATTACTACTCCTATAAATTGGCCATCTTCCCATGCTCCTATTTTAATGAGCTTTCCGACAGGCACACTTTTGCTGTAATGAAAGTGCGTGCAAGCATACTTTGTAGCTTCATGAGTAGCCCAATCAACTTTCAACATCTCTTAAATCGAACTCCTCTCCACAACATGGGCATTTAACAAATTTCGGTTCAAGTTTCGTCAAATCTCCTTGGTCATCAATACTACCTGGTTCAAAATTTGGAATGTCAGCATCTTCAATTAAAATTTCTAATTCTTCGTTGTCAAACCCTGTTAACTCCAAATTATCTGCAGTTAGTTCATTAAGTAATTCTGTTAGTTTATCTTCATCCCAATTTCCAGAAATCTTATTTAAAGCTATGCTTAGAGCTTTCTCTTTATCCAATGGTAAATCAACCACAGAAACCTCTATCTCATCAAATAGCCCCAATTCTTTTGCAACAGTAACGCGTTGATGTCCACCAACCAAGTTTCCTGTATTTTTATTAAAAATGGGAGGATCAACAAAGCCAAATTCTAAAATTGATTGTTTAAGTTTTTCATATTCTGCCATACCTGGATTCAATTTTACTCTTGGATTATATTCCGCCGGCCTTAAATCTGATAATTTCATTTTTTCAATATGCATTATTTTACTCCTTTACTTATGTATAAAAAAAGACCTCATAATTTGAGGTCCAAGTTATATTATTGTAGAAACAAATGTATATATGCCAAGCAATAAAGAAGTTAAATTAGCTATATTTCCAGCAGCTTCTCCAGAATCATTTATGACTTGAATTGCTTGAGAAAACAAACTATCAGCCTCTTGCTTATTCTCAGCCTTAGAAACTTTGTAAATTGATTTCATAACGTAAGTTAATTCTTCTGTATTTAATTGCGTTTCTCTATTTATCATGACTAAGTCTTTAATATAAGATGTATTTTCAGCAATCTGTTTTAAAAGTTCTTCACTTTTTAATGTAGATTCATTTGCTAACTTCTGCAGTTCTTGTAGCTGCTTCTTTTCTCTATTAATGTCTCCAAGCCAATTACTACCAGTCTCTAGTTTTTCCGCATATTTCATAGATGGTTCGATTCTAGGATAGTCGAAATTTTTTAATAGATTCGAAAATGTATTGTTAGTCTCCATAATAAACCTCCTTTTACATTCATAATATCAATTTTATTAAATAAAAGGAAGACTACACTTTTTGTGTAGTCTCAGATAGGAGGGAAATCTTAACCTTCATTCGATCGTAAAGGTAGTTACACTGAATTATTGACGATATTTTTATTTAAGCAGCTTATGCCACTTACTGGAATAACGAGACTCGAACTCATGGCCCTACGATTAACAGTCGTATGCTCTACCAACTGAGCTATATTCCATTAACGTGTCACTTGCAAACTTGTAGAAAAAAGAGGAGGTTATTCACCTCACTTCATTTTATTGAGAACGTATGTCTGCAAGTGACCATCGAAAGTCAAATCAAACGGTGACTAAACCAGAAAGTGTTGT